ACCGATGGCGGGTTTCTGAAAGACCCTGAGCCGATTCCGTATCAGGATGAGGACGGCCGTAATTGGTGTCCGCTTATTATGCAATCCGCTTATGTGGATCGCGACAACATGCGCTACGGAGAAGTGCGTGAGTTGATCGGGTTGCAGGACGAGATCAACAAGCGGCGCTCGAAGGCGCTGCATTTGATGACGATGCGGCAGGTGGTGCTTGAGGAAGGCGCGGTTCGAGATGTAAACGCCGCCCGCAAACAGTTGAGCCGCGCTGATGGTGTGATTGAGGTTGCACCTGGGTTGCGCTTTGAGATTTTGCCCACTGGCGATATGGCGCAGGGCCAGTTTGAATTACTTGCTGAGGCCAAGAACGAAATTGATCTGTCGGGCGCAAACGCTGCCTTGATGGGTAAGGATCAGTTGGGTTTGAGCGGCAAGGCCATTCAGGCGCAGCAACAGGGCGGCGCAACGGAATTGCAACCTTTGATGGATGCATTGCGCGACTGGCATTTGACCGTGTTGCGCCGTTGCTGGCAGTTGGTGCGCCAGTATTGGACAGAAGAACGCTGGGTTCGCGTTACCGATGACGAAAACAATTTGCGCTTTGTGGGTCTGAATCGTCCTGTGACCGCTGGCGAGATGTTGCAACAGCGATTCCAGCAATTGCCGCCGGAAGAGCAACAGGCGCGGGCGCAAGAGCTGCAAATGGCAATGCAAGACCCGCGCGCGCAAGAGGTTGTGCAGACGGAAAACGATGTCGCTGAACTGGATGTGGACATCTACATCGAAGAACAGCCGGATATCATCAGCCTGCAATCGGAACAGTTTGAACAATTGGCACAGATGGCGGGCGCTGGCGTGCCGATCCCGCCGGATGTGCTGATTGAGGCGTCCAGCCTGCGCAATAAAAAGCAGCTTCTTGACATGATGCGTCAAGGGCAGGGCGCTCCTGATCCACGGGCGGAAGCGGAAGCCCGCAAACTGGAATCCGAAACAATCAAAAACGAATCACAGGCACAGCTTAACCTTGCCAAGGCAGGCCAGACCCAAGTGGGCAGCCGCCTTGATGTGGCGCAAGCGATGATGCCGCAACAGACACTCCCGCAAGGAGTTACCGCCGCCGGGTAATCGGGCGATCTGGCCGCCGCAGTACGGGCGATAGAGGATAAACGACCATGAGCAACGGACTTGAAAACCTTTACGAAGCACTGACCGGGACAGAAGTTGATGCCGAAAAGCCTGAAACGGAAAATCCCGAACAGCCTGAAGTAAAGGATGAGGGCGTTAAAGAGGAAGCCGCGCCGCCTGCGGAATCACAAGCACCCGCTGCAAAAGATGAGCGTTTTATCCCGATCAATGCACTTTTGGACGAGCGCGAAAAACGTCAACGTCTTGAGGCCGAACTGGCGCAGTTAAAGGCGCAAGCCCAACCTGCGAAAGAGGACACCACCGAGGATGATCTTTTCAGCAATCCCGCTGAGGTTCTGAAACGGGTGCAGATGGAAGCGTATGCAGCAGCTCGCCGGGACATGATCAATATGTCAGAGGCGATTCTGTTCGAGACAAAGCCGGATGCACAGGAAAAGATCGATGCTTTTAAAGAGGCGATTCAACAGAATCCCACGCTTTACCAGCAGATGATTCACAGTCCGAATCCAGCCGGATTTGCCTATCAGGAAGGCGCAAAGTTTCTGAGCGTGAAAGCCATGCCAACAGACATGGCGAAATACGAACAGGAACTGCGGGCCAAGATTGAGGCAGAAATGGTAGCCAAGTACGGCCAGAAGGGCGGGAAGCTACCTTCGTCCATCCCGACAACACTTTCCGATGTGCCAAATGTCAAGCCGGATGCTGATGAAGCCCCGGATGCGCTGGACATTGGAGCAATCCTTAAAGCCGCCAGACGATAGGAGTCATTATGGCAGAATCTAGGGCCGCGACGGGCCTAACCGTCCAACGCTGGGACAGTAATTTCTTCACCCAGTATTTGCAGGAAAACCGTTTTTCCCGTTACATGGGTGCGGAAACGAGCAGCATTATTCAGGTTAACAACGACCTGCGCAATGCAAAGGGCAAAACCGTTACGTTTGCTCTCGCCAACAAGCTGATTGGGGCTGGTGTTACCGGTTCGGCTACGCTTGAGGGTGCAGAGGAAGACCTGCGCACCCGTTCGTTTACGGTAAACGTGAACAAGCGGCGTCATGCGGTGATCGTGCCGGAAATCGAGGAACAGTACAGCGCAATCAGCCTGCGCGATGCTGGCCGCGAAGTCCTGATGGACTGGATGATGGAGAACGTGCGGGATCGGATCATTGCCGCTCTCGGCTCCATTGATGGGGTTGCCTATGGTTCTGCCACGGCTGCACAACGCAACACATGGCTCACCAATAACAGTGACCGTGTGCTGTATGGTAACGCCAAAGGGAACAGTTCCTCGCTGGTTCATGCCACGGCGCTTGCCAACGTTGACAACACCAACGACAAGCTGACGACCGCCAGCATTGACCTGATGAAGCGGATGGCTCTTGAGGCATCGCCCAAGATTCGTCCAATTCGTGTTGGTGAGGACACCCGCACGTTCGTGCTGTTCTGCGGCACGCGCACGTTCCGGGATCTGAAGCGGGATACGACCCTGATGCAGGCACAGCGTGACGCTCTGCCGCGCAGCAAGGATAATCCGCTGTTTCGTGGTGGCGACCTGCTGTGGGATAACGTTGTGATCCACGAGATCGACGACATCCCGGTTCTGACTGGTGTTGGCGCTGGCAACATCGACGTTTCGCCTGTGTATTTCTGTGGTGCGCAAGCTCTGGCTTATGCCATTAGCAAGCCCACCTATACGATCACGGACGACCGCGACTACGAAGACAAGAAGGGCGTTTCCGTCAACATTATCGACGGTGTTGAAAAAATGCGTTTCGGCACTTCGTCCACCACTGACACTGGCAATACAAAAGACAACGGTCTGCTGACCGGGTTCTTTGCCGCTGTTGCTGACGCTTAAGGAGTATTAAATCATGGCTACTTTGACTGCTGCTGAAGCCGCTGCATCTTATCCCGTGTTTGAAAGCACGGGCCGGGGTGTGCTGCACGTTGCAACGGGTTCCATCACCCTTGCAGCAAACCCGACCGCTGCTGATATTCTGGAGTTCTGCTTTATCCCGGCAGGCGCTACGATTGTTGGCGGGTATCTGCGGGGCGACGATATCGACACTGGCACTGAGGCGCTGGATATCGATATCGGATGGGCGGCAAACGGTGTGGAAGCCGCTGACACGGATGGTCTGGGCAATTTCGGTGTTATCACTGGGGATGCCGTAACCGAGTGGAAGCCTGAAGTTTCCATTTTCCTGCCGCTGAATGGCACTTTGAAAACCGGGCCTAAAACATTCACCAACAAAACCAAAATCACGGGCGTTGTTAACGCACCCGCGAACGCTGGTGGCACTGGTGTGCTTTGGCTCACTGTGTTCTACACGGTGGCATAATGCCGTCGTTCCTGTATCGGGGTGAATATCCCGAACGGGGATTTGTTGATGTGTATGGCGTGGCGTTTCATCCTGAGACGCCCGCCAACATCACAGACCCTTTTGCCGTTGAGAAATTGCGCGGCAACCGTTTCTTTATCGAGGTGGATCATGGCAACGCTGACGAAAGCGGAGATACGCAACCGGGTCTTGCAGAGGATGCGGGTACTAGGGCAAGGCCAGACAGCCAGCGCCGAAGAGGCCGCCCACGTCGATCAACACATTGAATTGTTGCATAGCGAGCTTGCCGCCCGTGGTCTGGCTCAAATTGGCACGCTGACATGGACTGTAGATGCGATTCCGGATATTGCGGCAGAGGCTTATACAGCTATGGCGGCGTTCCGTGCGTCACCATTGTTCGGGCGGCAAACCACTTATGATGAATACACCTTTGGCGAACACCTGTTGCGCCGCGTGGCAACAGCGCCAATGGATGAAGACCCGATAGAGGCAACGTATTACTAATGGTAAACATACCTCTTCCATCAGCGTACGGTAAA